CGCATCGAGCACAGCCTTCGCTACGTTGTCCACGTCGGCTCTTGGCAGCATTGGCGCTGTCGCTTTCACGCCACGCTTCGTCAGGTGCGATTTGGGACGCACGAACACAGCATCGACAATCACTTCGATAGGCTCGCTGAGTGGCGTCAGACCGCACGCTAGAGCCTCACGCAGGATTGCCTGCCGGTACGCATGCACTGGATGCTTCGACGGCACGTACGCTCTAGCGAAGCCGCCGCGTGTGCTGACTCGCACCCGTGGCTGTGGCACCGGATCTCCCGCAACGCTGAACGTGATCGGCTTCATGCACGCAGCATCGCACCAGCGTCAAGCAAACCGGCTCGAATGGATGATCTCGAAGTGCCTCATCACCTGCCTGACGCAATACCCGTCGTGGATCTCGTCAACGATGTACGCATGGATGACCGCACCGTTGGCGAGATAGAAAACGGCGACGCCCGCTTGGACGGGCCGTAAAGCACCGTCCAGCGGGCCGCCGAGGAACTCGACCGTGATCCACTGCGTTTTCATTCGTAGCGAATCACAGCGAACCAGCCACGCGGACCACGGGCGACTGCCTTTTCCACGATGCGGTATCGCCCGTAGTAGCAGCAGTTCCGCAGAGCCGCATCCGGCGACGACGACGAGAAGCCAATGCCTTCTCGCCTGCCACCAGCGGTGCCGCAGTGACGCAAGATGCCCGTGCGTGCCATGATCTCGGCGTCCTGCTGTGCCGAGGTGATGGTAACCCGCCTGGCGTTGATCACGTACTCGTCAGCCTGGGCCACAACGCCACAGAACGCCAGAGCCACAACCATGCAAATCCTTCGCATATCGTCCGTCCTTTCGACTAGGGAAAGCCGCTCCGTGCGGCACTGCGACTCACACTAGCGAGCGTGTCAACTCAATCCGTGGAAGCGGTAGCCGTCCCACGAGTAGCGAGGCACACTGATTCGCTCGCCCTTCGGCTCTGGTGGACCTGGTCGCCGTGCCCGACACTCAGCCGCACGCTCTGCGATCTGCTCTGGCGTCGGGTCGTCTTCAAGGATTTCCCTAGTCGGTCGCTGCCTGTCTGCCAGCTTGTGCCGTACTTTGAGATGATGAACGAACGATTCGGAGCAGCCGAGGGCGGCGGCGATCTCCAAGTAGGAGTCGCCGCGCGCCCACAACTCGTGCAGCTTCACCGCACAGTATGCAATCTTGCGTGTTGGCATCGTCACTCCGCAGCCAACGGCATGATCACGCCCGTGTTGTCGCCGCACCGCAGGATCACAGCAGACTGTGCGTCCACGGCTTCGACTTCGACTTCCGGCTCGGCTTCGCTGTCGATGCCGCCAAGCCACTGCTGGACGAACAGCGGGTCAAGCTTGACCGTCGCCTTGTCGCCAGCTTCAACCACGTCGCAGGTGACGCTTGATTCGCCCTTCTCGGCACTCTGCCCGTGCAGCCAGATGCCGTCGCCAGAAAACACGAACTGCACGCCCCTGCTCTCGTCGCTGGTGCAGATCGCAGCCGCACGGGTTGCCGACAGCAGATCCGCACGACTGACCGTGGTTGACTTCGCCTTGCGTTCCGGCAGCGTGTCACGCCAGCGAGGGTAGCGCCCTTCGAGAAGACGAGCGGTGACGGTAGCGTTACCGACGGTGGCGACGATCTCGTTTTTCGTCGCTTCCAGCTGCACGCTGGCGTCGCCACAACCAGCCGCGAGCCGTGCGATAATCGCCATTGCACGAGCAGGGACGAGCGTCTGCGAGTCATCGACCGCCAGGTCGTGCTCACACGTCACGCACGAGAGCCGGCGACCGTCTGTGGCGACGAACGTCACGTTCTCACCCTTCACTTCCACGAGCACGGCACCGAGTGCGTAGCGGCTCGACTCGTCATCCACGGCGAAGACCACGCCTTTCACCGCACGGCAGAACTGATCGACCGGGAGACGTGTCAACGGCTTCGCATCGACGACATCCCACGCCGGATACTCGCTGGCGTCCTCCGTTGGCAGCGTCCACTCGCCACGCCCAGCCTTGAGCACGCACGAACTATCGTCAGGCGTGATCGTGATCTCGTCGCCGGAAAAACTGCCGAGGATGGCGGAAAAACGATCCTTCGGCAGCAGGAAATTGACCCCCGGGGGGGTATTTTCCAGCATCACGTCGATCCTGATGTCGCCGTCACCGCCCGTGAGCACCGACCCTGACAACAGCACGCTGTGGTAGATCGGTCTAGGAGACCTGTTGGTCACCGCCTGGCCTACGGCGTTGAGCGCCGCCTTGAGTTCCGGTGCTGACAGGCTGATGCCACCAGCCCGTGTCTTCTTTCGTTCCTTCGTTGCTGTCATGTCTCGTGTCCTTTCTGAGACTAATCCCAACCAAAACGCCCACCGTGAACGTCACGGCGTGCAAAATCGAACCAATGCAGACCAAGGCGATGTCGCTCATGCAGGCACTCCGTCGAGGCTATCAACCGTTGCAATCCGCTCGCCTATCCACCGCATGACGGGCACGGCCATAGAGTTGCCGAGCGCCTTGTATCGAGGCCCGTCTGCTGCTGGCTTATTGCGGTAGGTGACGAGCGTGTAATCGTCTGGGAAGCCTTGCAGACGCTCGCACTCGCGGGGCGTGAGGCGGCGGACTGCCATTGGAAGCACAAGGCAGTCACCAGAATCTCGCCCAATGCGAACAGATGGCGAGATGTCTTCGTTGGCTATTTGGTTGTAGCCGTCATACATGACGCATCGGTCGTAGGCACCACCGCCAGCACTGGAACGAAGTGACTGCGTGACCTGACTATTCAAGTCTTGGTTGTATGTGTCAAACGCAACCACGCCGACGGCTTGGTGGCTCCCGTCGCTGTGTCCGCTCGCAGGCAGGCAATCGGTCCCGTCTCCGGTCATCCACGCTGGCTGGTTGCTGTAGCCGCTGTAGGTGAAGCCTTGGGCGACGGCCACCGCCTGCGTGCAGCACCCGCCCTTGGAGCCGCAGCCCATCGCGTGCGTCGAGCCGTCCACGCTGCTTATCGGGTCTTGGGTAGGGTGGAAGGCTACGAGGTTGTAGCACTCATCCCCGGCTGGGCCTCCGGTTCCCTTGGCCCACTTGCTGCTGACATTTCCAGCGATGCCTTCAAGGCTGGAGGTAATGCCTTGCCCCGTCGCTCCGCGCGTCGGAGGATTCCCGAACACGCTTTCGCGCTCAAATAGTACCGCTGCGGCACGTCGCCAGTCTCCAAGGTGGCCGACAACGAACACACGGCGACGGCGCTGGGCGACTCCAAACCATTGAGCGTCAAGAACCCGGTAGGCGAACCCATACCCGAGTTCTGCCAACGCCCCAAGGAAGGTGCCAAAGTCCCGTCCTCCTCCCGACGACAAGACGCCGGGGACGTTTTCCCAGACCACCCAAGTGGGCCGCAGGACTCCAACAAGCTGAGTGAATCGGAGTGCCAAGTTGCCACGCGGGTCTTCCAGTCCTTTTCGCAGCCCTGCGACGGAGAACGACTGGCATGGAGTTCCTCCGACGAGAAGAGAAATTGGTCCTTCATGTTGCAGCTGCTCCTCCGTGAGTTTGGTCATGTCGCCGACGTTCTTCAGCTTCCACCGCTCGTCAACTACTGCGGAAGGAAACGGCTCGATCTCGGAAGTCCATGCACACTCCCAGCCAAGCGGTTGCCATGCGACATGAGCCGCACCGATGCCGTCACAGACGCTTGCGTACCTCATAGCCCCACCTCCGTCCGCTCGATGACGCTGGCGAGCCTGATGCACCTGTCCAGCGTGACTTCCAGCGTCTTCGCTGCCGTCTCCATCAGAATCCGGTCGTCGGCCGACACGTCGTCGTCCCACGCACGATCCATGAGCGCCTGCACGACGTCGGACGGCGAGCCGATGTAGACCCAGCCTTCGCCGCTCATGTGACCACCTCGATGCCCCTGGCAGAGCGAGGCTTGCGACGAATCGCACCCTTTTTCTCCAGCTTGTTGATGTGGCTCTGGACAGAGTTTGGCGACTTGAAGCCAAAAGCCGCCGCGATCTCGCGTACGGTAGGCCCGTAGAACTGCGAGTTATTGCGGATGAAATCAAG